CGGGGGGCAATTGTTGTGGGGTGGGGTGAGTTAGTCTTTGTATTCTGAGATGCACCATCGGGTCTCCCCGTAGACGCCGGTGATGGCGACGGGAACGACCGTGACGTTGGTTGAAGTTGCGGTGTAAAACTGAGTGCAGCTGGACATGGTGTCGCCTGCGTTGTTTGCGACGAAGCTCATGTTGACACCGACCTCATTATTGAGGACCAAACCGGTGAAGGTCTGGGTCGCGTTGGACATGCCGGTGCCTTCTGCGCCGTAAGCGACGCAATATGTGGCACCGATAGTCAGCCCGGACAAGTTGAAGCCGGTGGCCGTGGTGACGGGCGAGAACGGACTGGCGCTGTATGTGGGGTTGCCGCCAAACATGGAAGAGTTGTCGGTCCCGCTGCGCACAAGGAGTGAGTTTGGTGGTGTGGATGGTGTGGGGGTGTTGTGGATTTGTGGAGTCCGGAGCTCGACGGAATAGCTAACGTAGAGCTCACCAAGCACTGCGTCGGAGGCGTTCCCCTGGGTGGCCAGGAAAAGATTGCCAACGTCGTAGGTCTTGATGTCCCCGCCGGGAAGGATGTCATCGCGGACATACCTCTCGGAGGAGAATTTGCGGAGGTCTCCGACGCGGCAGTTGAAGGCACATTCCTGCCAGGGGGCTGAGCGCTGGGCTTGGGCGTAGCCCATGAGCGTCTGCTTGCTGGTTGGAGGTGCGTCACTGGCGTCGTAGTCGACGGCGAGCATAACGGTGCCCGCCGTGGTGGTGGACACTGATGTTTCGTAATGGAATCTGAGTTGTTTAAACACGTACGACTCGTAGTTCCGGGCTATCGAAGATAGCCAGGGGAAAACCTCCGAGTTGCCGGGGTTAAGGGCATACGCGGAAGAATTGAACAATACGGAACCAGAGATATCTCCAACGTACTCGCGGTGAGTAATGGTTGCAGAAGTGGAGTTCGCATTGACACTTGGCTTTCGGGTCGTAACGCGCCGTGAGGTGGCGACGGGCGCGCTTTGCCGCGCGTTGCGCGGCGCGACAGGGCGTCCAGCGCGTTGAGTGTTGCGGCGTGGTTTGCGTCGTTGAGTTGACATTATTTGAAATGTTCGAAATGGTGTGGGTTGATGTTAGTGAATTTGTTGATGTTAAATTGCCCCCGCTCTTGATCTAAGCGGGACGGGGTCTTCTACTTGGCCTGCTTCCCCACCTGTGGGGAAGCAGTGCCGCAGTTCTTCTTGAATATGTCATTGCAAGCTTTACAAAACTTGTGCCTGACGGGAATAACTGCAGTGCAGGGCGGTAAGCCTGCGTACCAACCGGTGTCCTTCGTGCCCCTCTGGCACGGGCGGGTGGTAGGGGAGAGGCGAGCTGCCTTGGGGCTCTTCTTGGCGGGAGCTTTTGTTTCCTGCCTAACCGCTGGCTGCTTCTTCGGGGCAGGCGCGGTCTTGAACGAATTCAGGTACTCATTGACTGAAATCGAGGTTATGGGTAAAGTGGGGAGGGGTGGTGGTAACTTCCCCGCCTTGGCCTTGACACTCGGTGGGGCCGGAAGGGGGGGTAGTGGTGGGGTTCGTCTCTCCTTGGTCTCCTTACGGGATAGGGAGGGTGGTGTGGTGTTTGGTGGGGTGAGCGGCAACGGATCAACCAAGACCCCATTGCCCATGTACTGGACTTTGGCGGGCTTGGCGTCGTGCTCGGTGAGGGTTGGACATTGGTACCACTTGCTGTCTGGACTATTGATATAGGCTTCAAAGGCATCGAGGCGTTCGCCCTCGAATTCCTTGAGGAACAACGTTCGCTGCCACTCGTCATCAAGCGTGTTGCTTGCCTGATACGAGGAGGCGGCGGGCTCGCCGTCAGAGGCGGCCCATTTGTCATTCCATTGCCTTGCCTGGTCGAGGAGGCGCACTTTCGTCTCTTTCGAGCGCTTGCACCAGGCTTCAAATGCAGGACGCGTCTGTCTAACTATCATCCGCATCCACGCACCTACCAAGTAGGTGCTGGCGTCGTTGGTGAGGATGGAGCTGGCTTTGGTGTACGCAATGACATCTCTGGGCACGATGTCGGTGAGACAGGACACGTGGAACTTAGAGATCATGCGTAGCGGGGAACAGACGTTGTCGGGACTGCCGTTCCAGACGGCGGGAGAGTATTGACGGGCAAGGAAATCGACGGCTTCGAGTCTTTGGCGAAACTCGAACTTCAGGACGAAGCCCCAAGATGCGGCTGTGCGGATCGATTCCTTGCATGAGATGTTACGTTGGATGGAGTCATCCCCAGCCACGAGGCCGAGGTTCTTATACGCAGCTTCCTCCGTGAGCCGTGCGTCGCTGTTGGGGATGGGCGACGCCAAGAGGCAGCAATATGATATGAATCCGTTTCTCGCGGTGTTGAGCGCAGAGGTGTACGGATCGCCAGATGCCTGAGAGGTCTCCTGGTCATAGGAGACGCCAGATCCAGCGCGGACGTGGTTGTTGTAGGTCATTTCGTACCAGGTTTTGATCTCACTGTGGTCTTTGGGATCAAAGTTACTGTACAGGAACGCCAGATCAAACTCGCGAACGAGGTGGTTGACGGTCCCGTCCATGCGGCTGTAGTCGCCTAGGGCTATCTCTACAGTGCGGGGGTCGGATACATGATCTGCAACACGGGCGGCTACTTCATTTGGCTTGAGTCCAAAAGAATACCACTTCGTCTTCTTCATATTGCTGGCCAGTGCCAGGGAAATCCTGGAGTTATGGAGGCGGACAGCTGCGGGCATGGGTGTGATATTGCGTGGGTCGCCCGGCTTCATTCCGGCCTCCGTTTTCTGAAAAGCTTGGGTGACTTTTCCGACTACGGAGGCGAAATTGAGCCAGGCGGTGGAGAGGAATGACATTGCTTCGGTGTTGGTGAGGACCTGGCTCGGCTTCGTTTGTTTGTCGAAGACTTCGTCGGCACTAAGGATCCGCACCTTGTTGTGTTTGATGTCTTTCTTGTACTCGTTGAGGAAAGAAACCAGGTTGCGCTCTTGGTACCGGTTGAGGTTGGCAGGGAGTCCCTTGGGGCGGACGTCCCGGATGCGGGTCTCGACGCCGTGCAGCGTGTTCCCACGGCACGACTGGGGAATGTATGTGCATCCCCTAGTTGCTCCGTCGAAAAACGCTTTGAGAGGCGACTCAACCTCCTCCTCAACGTAGTCGTCAGCCCGGAACCGGTAGTTAGTAGTAGTGGGGGGCCGTACGTACTCGGTGACAGTGGTGTGTCCTTTTTCGTACGTGACCGCGTTGATTGCCACTATTACCTGATCGGTCGTCCATTTCTCCTTGAAGTCGGGGCCGTAAGCTATTTGAAAACTTGCGACCGACATCTTCAGCTTACTGGAGAGATTGTGCGATTTGATGACATTGTAGCCCTTGACATCGAGAACCGTGGATCGTGAAGATCCGGCGATGTTGTAAGTGTAGCGGCGCTCGCTAGTCGGCTGGTCAATGTGAGAAAACGCAAAGATCTTTGCTCCTTCTGGGTGGAGCGGGGACGGGGGGGTGTTGATCACGCAGGGTTTAAGTCTCCGGGGCAGTAGGGACCAGATTTCAGCGGCAAACCACAGGGTGCGGAGCACTCCGAAACGCACGGCGGGATGACAGACCCAGATGGTCCTGTTCTCCCCGCACGTAATGTGGAAGTTGAAGTGAAACCCGGACCTGATGCCGGAGACTCCTTTTATGAAGCAAAGAGTGAGGTATGTGTTGATGGTGATGGCTATAGCATACAGCGTCCCCGCGAACTCGTCGTAGCATTCGACTTGTTGCGGGAGCGTGATCTGCGTCCAGGCCGGCCACACTCGAAACTCTTTTGGCAACAAATGCCATGCCGTCGGAAACGACAAGGAATACGTTGCGGACTGAATGTCCATTGAGAAAGTGTGGAACGGGGGGAGATCAAAACGCTGGAGGCCCAGTATGGGCTGCTGATACCAGTCATAGCACCATGTGCCAAATGGGGTGGTGAAAGTCGTGGGTGAGTGTGATGAGTGAAAATGGTAGAAAACATAGCCTGCGACAACAGAGGCTAGGAAGAATAGGAATTTCATCATGGGCGAGACCCGGCCAATCGACCAATGGGATGTGATCGAGTGGTTGTTGTCCCAGAGCTGCTGCTCATATCCCTCCTCGTCTGCGCAGCGGAATCGCCAAAGGTCACTCTCGTCGTCGTAGTCGACTGTGAACTCGTCTGTGGAGAACGTGGCGCTGGTTGGCATGTGCATGTAGGAGTAGATGGTGTTGTCGTTGTCGATGCTCGTGTGGAGGAGTTCCGACATTTGCGAGTCGGTGTACCAATCGAGATCATCCACTGCGGAGAAGTGGTGGTCTGGACCGGCCCTGTCATGTCGCGTCTGGCGATAGTAGACAAAGTCCTTGGGTGTTCGGAGCTTACGGCTTCCGTCTGAACCCTTGAGCAAGTCGGAATTCGAGCAGTTGAGGGCGTAGTTCGTGCGGCCCCTCGAAGTGATCGTGGTGTCGATCCAGTGGCGGGCCGCGGAACGTCGGCGGGCGGCCTCTGGGTGCACGTTTGACACATTCAACTTGTGGTCTTTGAGTTCAAACGGGCGGTCGACGTGCTCCTGGCGGAAGGCACTCACGTTCTTGTCGGGGGAGATGCATGGCATTTGAGCGATTCGGTCGGTCAGGGATTTCACATTCCTCATGTGGACCAATCGGACGAACGCAATTGCATGGACGATGATGAAAAAAACCACGAAGACCAGCACAAGAACTTGTGTGGCATAGGACGCGGCGGATAAAAGCGTGGCCGAGTCTGGCAGGACAGGGCTGAGGGCGGATAGAGTGGTGGTCACACATGCCTGAAGCATGGCGAACACGTGTGCGATAGAGTAGAAGAACGTCATTGAACGATGACGATTTGTTGGCAGCAGAGATTATTCAATCTGGATGCCGGGGGTTTATGGGGCGCTTCTAGTAAGACAGTTCGTCGGGCGAAGCGGGATAAAATGAATAGGGTTGGCTGGGGTCGGAAGCAAGCGTCTGCGTCGGA